AGAAAATTAAGTGCTTGTTGCATACCCTGATTATGACCTAAATCAAGTAATGATATATTATCTTTATATTTTTCTAATATATGTTGACTTTCTTCAATAAATCCGTCTATAGCTACTACTATCTGATTATTGTTAACTTGTCCTTCTAGTGCTGATTTTAGACATAGATCTAAACATTCAGGATTTCTATATGAGGGAATAATTAAACTTACCATTTATAATGTTTTTTGTATTTGTGCATATCTTTCATTTTGTTGTTCCTGTCTTTTAATTTCTTTATTATGATAGATACAATAAATTTCTTCAGTAGGGAGAAAAGCATAAGAATTATATCCTTCTACCATCCCATGTATTTTATGTCCTGACCATTTTATCACAGAATCGTTTTTATATATTCTTTTCTGTTGGTCAGGCCAATTAACCCATCCTTTTTCATTTACATTCCACCCCCATTTATTGATATGTTCTTGAGTAAGACCTTTGACTAAGTTAACTCTAGGGATAATAAAAACATCTACTGGGTTTGATTCTAGTATTGCTTTTAAATTAAGTACTAAAATCTCTGATGGGATTTCATCAGCATCTATCTGAAATATGTAATCTCCTGTACATTTAGAATTCATATAATTCTTATTTTCTAAGAAATCCTGTTGAAAATCAAATGGAAAAGCTATTACCTTATCTTGATGGTATTCTAATATATCTAATACTTCTTTAGTAACTCTATTGTTATCATAAACAATTACAATTTCATCTTCTTTATCTATTATGGGGCTAATAAATTCAATTAAATATTGAAGTTCTTTATCCTCATTACATACTGTTATGCCGTAACTTATCTTCATAATTTATTCTGGTAATACCCCAATATACGAAAGAGCATCTAGATAATCACGCTCTCCAAAATTTTGTTTGGTAGTCATATCGGGTTTATGAGTTAAACCTGTTTCTTTTTGTTCTTCTTCACTTAATTCTCTAGTTCTAACTGAAGCCCAAGCCCAGTTATCAGCACTATTACCTTCAGCAAATACCATCCCTAAGGTTGGTTCATTAATAGTATTTGGAATCCAAACTAATTCAGTAGATGGATCAATCCAAGATATAGCTTTATGAAGTTCAGGTAAAACTGACATTTGTTCTTCATAAAATTCAGTCCCGGGTATCATTAATGTATTAGTCCAAAACCCACAAGATAAACTAAAATAATTAATTATATCTTCATTTACTTGGATTTTATAACATAAATCACCCCCGGATTTAGGACAATTTATAATTTCATCGTATTGCATATTATTGTAGTTTTGGTGTTGTTAAAGTTGGTAAAACTAATTCTACATGCTTAGGAAATTTAGGAACTGTATTAAGTAAAAGTTTATCTACTAATTCAGCCATTTTTTCATAACTAAAATTTGTTTTAACATAAAATCCTTGTTTTTTACCCATTTCTCCAAATTTCTTATAGTTTTTGTAAACATCTTTATAAGCAGAAACAGCAAATTTTTCACTTACTTGAAACCATTGAGTATCTTTTCTTAACCATTGATTAGCAGCACTACTATCTACATTTTCTAAATGTCCTGGAAGTAAAACTGTATTTTGAGGATTTAAAAAATCTAAATGTCCTGACCACCCTGAGGCAATAATTGGTTTTTTACTTAAACCAAATTCAGATAAAGGTCTACCATATCCTTCTCCTTTAGTAAAACTTACCATAGCTTTTACTTTTGGATGGTTATATAATTCATTCATTTCTACATCTGAAAGTCCACCGTTTAAAATATAGACATTTGGTAAAGTATCATTTTTATATAAAGATTTAATGGAATTAATTCTATCTAAAATAGCTTCTCTACTCATATAACTGTTTCTACCAGTTGATGCTTTTAGAATTAATGCAGGAGCGGATTTTTGGTTTTTAAAGGCATCAAAGAAGTATTTAATAGTTAAACCAACATTTTTTCTATCATGGCCTAAAGCCCCTTGCATCCAATGTCCTACAAATAGATAACAAAATGATTCTTTAATAGCATCTAAATTAAGAGTGATATCTTCGTTTGGAATATGTTTGTATACATTCAAATCAATTCCTTCAAATACAACTTCAATTGGTTTTTCCAGTTTAGTTATTCCTATAGGTTGATTAGTATTTTGATCTCTTTTTTCAAAATTTATTTCACTAAATACCTTTTTACTATGATTTGAAGAAACCCAATTCATATCCATTCTATTTAAACCATCAATCCAAGATGGGTCACATCCAGTACTTTCAATTCCTGCTGTACAACCAATATTATATTTTCCCTGAGGTACAAATTCACTTGGAATGGTAATTTGCATCCAAATATCAGGCTGAGCTGTTAGTTGTTGTGATACAAATGGAAGTAAAAAATCCCATTCCTTATTATCTTGTAGGAAATTAGTTGGTGTATCTCCCCATCTTTGTGGTAAGATTTTAACATCATACCTTTCTGTGTTTATAATTGCTTTTACAATATCACGTGCTCGTGCTCCATATCCACTGTAAGTATCTATTGGGCAACTGATTACAAAACTTGGCTTATTCATTAATATACTATTTTATGGTTTAAAAATTTACCTTTATACTCGGTAGCATTTACAATTTCAAAATTCTCTCTTGGTGTCCATACTTTAAATAAAGCATCAAATGCTTCCATTACTCTGTCAGCTTGATGTTTAGCTGTAAAACCTGCTTCATCACTTAAAGCCCATTCTCTACCTTTTAATCCTTTTGCTTTTCTTACATCACGAGGTAAAGCATATACTTCTTTAATTCTATCACAAGCATCTTCCCAAGTACATCTGTCATCATAAATGTAAGGTGTTGGAGGCGAACCTTGAATTGATCTTGAAGTTGGATAAACTGGGAAAGCCCATTCACCATGTTTCTTAAATGTACCTCTATGGTTTGAAGGGATTTCTGGAGATGGAGTAAACCATTTACCATTCTCATCTTCAAATCTCATTTGATCTTGCATACCACCTGTTACATTTGCAATAATAGGAGTACCTGCTAAAATAGCTTCTGTAATTGTTAACCCCCAACCTTCATTAGAAGTAAGTAAGATTTGAGCATCAGCTATGTTATAAAGGAAATTTAATGTTTTTCTATCAAGTTTATTTTGAGAGAAAATAATACATTTACTATAATTCTCATCAAACAAATATTCTTTTACTTTAGTTAAATCGGTACCATGGTCTGAAACTAGTTCAGTATGTAAAACAAACCTACATTTCAATGCTTCTTCATAAGGCAATGAGTCTAAGAATGCTCTAAAAGCCATCATTGCATCTGGAATTTGTTTTCTACGAATGTTTCTTGAATTAAAGAATAATGCAAAGTTTACTTCTTCACCTTTAAATAAAGTTTTGTTTCGGTAATCTAAATATTCTTTATATTGTTCATGGCCTTCATTGATTGGATAAAAATGAGTATGGTCTAAACCGTGAGGAACATATCTAAATACTCTTTTATCATTATTAACATCGGCTAATACTAATTTATTAATATTAACTGTTTGTTTTGATATACCCATTAATAAATCACAAGCTTCATAGTAAGGTTGGTTATATCTTGGAGCTGGATAATCGTCCCAAATGTTTAGATAAGTAATAGGACATATTTTACGAATTTGATCTTCCATATTAAAAATATGTTGGAAGTATCTTGGATCTGTAATTAACATTACTGCATCTGGTTTTTCCATTGCCAGAATGTTTTGAACATCCTGTACTGAACCATATCCATCTACACAATATAAGAACACAGAAGAATCTTCCATACCCATTTCATTATTAACGGCCACACTAAGATCCATTTTTTTACCTTTTTCTGGATGTGAAATAGCACCTGCTATATTTACCCAATTAAAATGGTGAGCGGTATGCATTACAATTTCTTTGGCTACAGTAGCAACACCCGAGTGTACTCTAATATCATCACATATTAGTAGGATTTTTTTTCTTTTTTCTCTAGGAAGAGATTCAAAACTTTGATTCATTAATTTTTAATTTATAGTTCAGTATTAGTTTGATTTGTAACTTGTTTACGGAAATTCTCATCTGTAAGGTACAAATAAATAGCCCGATCGGCAAGCTTTTGAAAAGAAAACTTTCGTTTTACACATTCAATTTTAAAATTTTCAAATAAATCGCTTTGGATTTTTACACTAGTTAGTGTCATTGTTTTTGTGCTCATAATCTTTATTAGTTTATATGTTATGTCTATACATATATAAGTAGTTTAGTAAATTATACCCTCTCCACAATTTTCTCTATCTTCCTTATAAGGACAATACATACAACTAAACTTACTTATATTTTTAGGATACTCAGCTTCCTTAATATCCCCATTTGTGTTAAAACAATCTCTTATAAAATCATCAATAGCACTTTTGGCTCTACCGATTTTAATTTTACCACTTGGTGGTGAAAATGTTTGAACTCTGTATGCTTGATGAGGTGACATAAGTTTTTCATCATCCATATCCATCACTTTTCTTTTAACAATAAAAAATTCAACTTCGATATCATCTAAAGGAATATTGTATTGAGTTGAGAAGAAGGTTTTGTATAATAATATTTGAAACTGTTTATCTTCATTCTTTTTATCTTTATCTCCCCAACCACGAGTGCTGGTTTTAATATCGATTATACGGAATTTATTTGTAGGTTCATGATACATTACAATATCCAGGAACCCCATGTATAATACGTTACTATACATTTTATTTGGTGCAAGTACAATAGGTATTTCACAACCAACTAAATGCCAACCACGTTTTGAAAAATATCTAGTTTTTCTTTTTTTAAACCAATTAAGGATTCCAACTCCATCTTCAAAAAATTCTCTCATTTCCTCAGCTGATGAAAAATGGGAACCATTATTTGCTTTGTATTGTTTTTGATATTCGTTGATAAAATTAGCTTGAAATGTATCTTCTATGTTAATTTGATCCGCTACCGTAGTAGAAGTATTATACATTGTACCCAAATAAGATTGGATTGATTCATGTATAGCAGTTCCAAATACAGTGTGTATAGATGAAGTAAAACGCTTTATTTTATCTTTATACTGAAGTTTCCATCTATGAGCACAGTTTCTATAAATAGACATCTGTGAATATGAAATATTCTTTTGATAAGCAAAATTTACCTCAGTGGGAGGATTGTTTTGAATTTCTCTTACTATTTTAGGTAATTTTTTTGCCAAAATATAATTATTTCCATTGTCCTCTAAGGACTAATTGTGCTATAATACCATAATTTGATATGTCTACAAAACTATCAATCATAGGTTCACTTTTTACATAAGCATCTCCTTTTCGTTTTAAGAGATTTTTTAAACGATTAACTTTATCATTACAACGTAACCAAATTCCCATCATAGAAAAATCAACATCTTCTTTTTCAGTTAAATCAGAACCTAAAGCAATATTACCTAAACCATAATCCATCATTTTGGATGCAAATAAGGTATATTGTTCAATTTGAATTTCTCTAAATGCTTCCGCTAATTCAGGATAAGTTTTTTCAAAATCCTTAATACTACGATCTTGTTGGGTTTTGTTGATAATTTCTTTATCACTCATATTTTCTTCGTATTTACTTATTGAACTACCCATTGATTTGATCTGTTGTGTTAGGAAAATATTTATCTAGAATGTCAATCTGATCCTGATACTCAGCAATATATTTTAACTCTATTTCGATTGCATCAACTATATCTGAATGTTCTCCAATACCTGCAGGATTTTTAAGATAAACTTCAACATTTGCTACGTGTTTATCAATATGTCCTCGAGCATGACTTCTAACTGCGTTTAATAATATTTGTCTCATTTTAATAATGTTTTAATTTCTTTTTTTTCAATTCCTCTATGGGTTAATATACGAAGAACTTCGTCGTTCCCCAAAAATTCTAGATAATCTTTTACCTCTTTACTTGAACACATCCAATAATCTTTTAAATGATTAATTAAATCAGTATTACGTTGTTTAATATTTGATTTAATATATTTACTCCATTTATTATTTTTAGGGATAAATTCTCTATAAATTGAATAAATTTCTTTTTTATTTTGAGGTGGTAATCTTTGGACCTCATTTACTAATTCTAAAAAATCTTCATTTTGGCTTAGAAAACGATGTACCATGTAACTATTCCAAACCTCCCAATCCTTCTCAGTGAAGGAATTGGGATCAGATTTGGTGGTATTGATTTCTTTTAACCAATCAAAAACATTTTTCATTAGCACAATTCGTCAGCTAATTCTTCTCTTAATTCAGGTGGTAAACCTTCTCCTAATATTTTATTATTTGTAGGATCAAAAAATACTGGGATAGGCATGATAGCATCATTTTCTGTTCCCGCGATGAATTTAGAGATTTTTCTAAGAATTACTCCAGATTGAAATAAGCTACTTCCTTCTGAGTTTTTAATACCTGTAGTTGATTTTAAATCAATGTTAAGTTGTGGTTGTTGTGGTTTTTCCATTTTTATTTATTATTTATTATTTATTAAGTTTTGAATTAATGACATTAGACAAATTTCTTTATCTATTCTAAAATTTGCTTTGTATTGATGATCATTTATAAGAATAGCTACTGTACCCTCTTTACCAGGCATATAACTACTTGATTCCTCATATAATGCTCTATACATTTCCTCAAAATCATCAGTATTCGAATCAGCAACGATTTGACGAATGTTTTTAAATGATGGTTTTGGGGTTTGTAACTCTGCGATTACCTTACCAATATAATTTGATGATACAAGTATATTAGTATCCAATTCAATTGTATTATCTACCGTGGATAACTGCAAAGTATTAATACATTTACGTAAGTCTGGATAGTATTGGTTTACTATAACTTTAAGATCTTCTACAGTATATTTTATATTTTCTGATGTTAAAATACCAGCTAAATGTTTAGCAACATCACTTTTAGTAGGTGGAACTATTTTAAGAACCTGACATCTTGATTGTAATGGGTCAATAATACGCTCAACAAAATTACAAGTCATAATAAAACGAGTAGTACGTGAAAACGTTTCAATAATATTACGTAAAGATGCTTGTGCTTGGATTGTTAAGAAATCAGCTTCATCTAAAATAACAACCTTTAAAGGTTTGAATGAAGCTACACTTGCAAAACCAGTTACTTTTTCTCTAATAGTTTCAATACCTCTTTCATCTGAGGCATTAATATAAAGGTGGTCGCAGTCTAAATTATTGATTATAATTTTAGCTAATGTGGTTTTACCTGTACCTGCGGGACCGTAGAATATAAGGTTTTGAATATCATTTTGTGTTAAGTATTGTGCTATAACTTTTTTGATATTCTCATTACCTACATAACCTTCTAAATTATCAGGGCGATATTTTTCTACTAATAAACTATGTTCTTTCATTTAGTACTCTCCGTAAATTGAAAATTTCTGTTCTTTAGGTTTTTCTATTTCTTTTTCTTCAGATGAAATAGCAAATAACTCACCTTTTAAAGGAG